TCATTTAAAATGAAGTCCGGTCGCTTCTATGAACTTATATGTATATTCTGTCTCGATATCCACCAGATGTTCTACAAAGTTCTGGAACTTCGTCCCATAGGAACCATTTACCAGAAGTTTGAACTCTTCGAAATGCTCATACATATATTCCACAAACATCTCCATACCCTGCTGTGCGAAATCATCTAACTGTTCTGCCTGCTTATCCGGGTCTGTCGCATGGAATCTCTCCTGCACACTTACAAACTTCTCTGTAAATTCTCTCGCTACCGGTTCTACGATAGCGGGAAATAAATCCTGTCTATTGATATATTTTCTCGATTTTCCATCACCGTTTTCTTCTTTCCGAATATACTATAAACCATAGAATATATTTCACCGGGAGGATCTTATGAAAAAGCGTATCACTGCACTTCTTTTACTCCTTACACTATCTGTCACTTCACTTTTTGCATGTACATCTGCTGACAAATCGGAATCCGCATCAGACAAAACAGCAAAAACTTCAAAATCCACAAGTACTAAAAAACAGGAACTGACTCCTGTTACATTAAATGAAGTAGCACACTCCATCTTCTATGCTCCGATGTATGTGGCAATCGAAAAGGGATATTTTTCCAACGAAGGAATCGACCTTTCTCTCGTGACTGGTTTTGGAGTTAGCCCGTTAGTACAAGACACTTTTGATTATCTTACATAAGTCTTACCGCCACATCGTGCAGCAATCCAGCCTGATGGAATCTGCATCCAAATGTCATTACCGATCGTTCTGGATGCCATACAGGTTACTCTTGTGCCTTTTTTTAGATTGCCATTGCTGTAGGCGTTCTTGCGGGCATTGGTAGAGAGTTGCGACTTTTATATACTTTTATTCTCTCATTTTTCCGTCTGTTTCGAAAGTGTAATTTTTTCCGTTGATCATCCGCTCTCCAGTAACCATGCTGCCTTCTGGGTAGCCTGTTTCTGCTTTCGGTCTGCAGTAATATGTCTGACCATTTACTGTAACGAATCCAGTACACATAGCTCCATGCGGTCCACCCTTTTTCGGATTGAGATAGTACCAATATCTTCCATCCATTAACCATCCATCTCTCATAGAACCCTCCGGATAGTCTTTGGACGCCTGTTTGCTCAGATAGTACCATTTGCCGTCTACTTTTCTCCAGCCTTTTACCATCCGGCAGTCGGTTTTAAAATAATACCAGTGCCCTTTGATCTGCTTCCATGTATCATGAATAGCATAGCCCTTTGAGTCGAACCAGTACCAATCACCGCCGATCTGTGACCACTGGTTTTTCGGATATGATCCGTCAGTGTTCCGATACCACCACCCCGTGTTATCATGTACCCATCCGGCTTTTGCCGTTGGTTTTGCTGCTCCGCTAATTGGTTTGTTCAGTATTCCCTCTGTGATTGCTTTGCAGATTGCATTCACACCGATTTTATTGTACAAGTTTGCATCGTCTTTATCATCTACGAATCCGACTTCAATCAGCATAGCCGGTGAGTGCGTATGTTTCAGCACATATAAACCGGTGCTAATCTTAACACCTCTGTTCGTGAATCCGAGTGCTGACAGCTTCGCACATACTCTTTCTGCCGCAGCATATGCTTTGGAATTTTTGCTATATACAAATACTTCCACGCCTTTTGTCTTTCCATCTCCCGGATCTACTTTCGCAGCGTTCTGGTGGATTGAGATATCCAGATCTGCAGTGTGTGTGTTGCATTTTGCCACAATATTTGCCAAGTTGGCTCCTACTGTCTTTCCGGTGTCGTCTGTACAGTTGTAAGCTGTGTGGCCATTCGCTTTCAGTAGTGCGATCACGCCGGCTGTGATCCGTCTGTCCTCTGTTACTTCGTCCATGTAATGACTTGCGCCTGGTACGATTCTGTTATGACCTCCATGTACATTATATACTCCCATGATTACGCCTCCTGTTCTGCCTGTTTCTCGGCTGCTTCGGTTTCTTCTGGTGTCGGCTCGATGCCCTCATCGAACTCGTGTCCATCATTCTGATCTGTTGCTACTTCCACATTTTTATTTTCTTCCATATTAATCTCCTTTCTGTGCGACGTCGCGCAACTTAATAAGAGGACGATTACTCGTCCTCTGTGTTACATTCCGGTAATCCAGCCACACTTGTCAGTAAGGACAGGATTCCGGCCAGTACTGATGCTGAAATCACAAGTTTCGCATCCACTTGCCCGAGTGCTGTTGCTGTGCCGATCGTTGCTACTGCAGTCTGCGCTACAGTTTTGATTGCTCTGATGCCTGCTTTCTTCATCCATCTTTTGGTATCTACCGATACTTTAAATACGCAATTTTCAAACATAATTATTCCTCTCTTTCATGTTGTGGTTCTGTCGGTGGTTCTGTCGGTAATGCCATGAGTGCATTATACATTTGCGTACCTACACCATTCCCTTTCAGTGTGTGGTACTGCTTATACTCATCTTCTAATGACTGCTTGACGTACAACGGGCAATATCCGTGATCGTCATGATACTTGTTGTAGAGCCTTATCAAATCCGCTCTTAGTAGTGCACGTATTCCTTTTCGCATCCCTGTGGATGAAATGGCATTAAAAAAAGACATCCTTCGATGCCTTAAATCAATATATCCTTGTCCTTGCCACCCGCCACCCACTATTTCACCCATAGCTGGGAGATAATTGGATCACCGCCTTTCCTATTCTGCAAATTTCCAATCCTCTGCCAGCATATCAGTCTGAGACGGTGTCCACGGCACTTTATTTTTAGGCGCATAAGGATTTTCTGTCTGTAATCCAGTAGTGTTGATATATATGAACGAATGCGTCATATAATTGGATGCTTCAATAGTTGTTCTCGCTGTAACTCTGTCGTATTCTTTCACTTCTTCACTCAGTTCAGAATATGGAATCATATCCGGGTGATCTGTAACTCCCTGTTTTTTCTTTTCTTCCCACCATGCGTTATGCACTGCTTCTGCAATAGTTTCAAGATTGACTTCTGGCGAATACATTTCCAGATAGATTCCTTTACCATTCCAACCTTTACGTGCCACTTTCATTCCACGTTTCAGATATTTAATTGCTTCCCCAAATGAAAATGTAGCTTCTCCGCCCAGTTCCGGACAATTTTCTCCATCTGCCAGCACCCATTCATCAGAACAGATATTTCCAAACGTATAATCTGGAATCTGTGTCTCTCTGATATCCAGCTCTTCGCCATCTTTTGTGTGCATGATAATAGTCTGTTTCTCTTTTGACCAAAACCAATAACCGCCCCAAGATGGAAGTTTCACTTTGCTTCCCTGCTTCATTATTTTAAATGCTTTGTCAAATCTCATGTTCTTTTACCTCTTCCTTTCTTAAAAATGAGCACAAAAATACCACCAATCATTATGATCAGTGGTATCTATAATACTTTTTCAATATCTTTCTTATCAACAGTAATTGTTTCCCAGTTAGTAGGAGAATCACCAATGTCAACTTCACAAGCATCTTCAAAAAGTTCAACTATGGTCCCTATTCGCCCATCCTTTAATTTAACTACATCATATTGTTTCATAGTTCTCACCTCTTGTCTACATAAATCGATGTTAGCCTTGGTTCAGCGTTGTCGTTATCTTTAATCCATGCTGTTAATACATTTGCTGTTTTTCCATTCGGTCCTGTTATCTGCATAATTTGCTCATAGCGCTTTCCGTATTTGTCTTCTCTCTTATATACTAACTCTTTTTCATCAAAAGAATCAAGTATTTTTGTTTTTAAGTCTGTATAACTTTCTTTTGTATATCCAAGTGCTTCTTTAAAAGCTTTTGCTTTTTCTTTACCTGTAGGATGTTCAAAATTTAATGCATATTCCGTTAACTTCTCATCTGGGATTTTCGCAAAAAATTGCAAATCCATCTTTATTTTGTTGCCTTTAGAATTTTCTACAGTTCCCATATATTTTTTATTGAATTCATCAAAACTCTTTGTTTTATCCAATCCGTAAAAAGAAGCTCTTTCTTTTAACCGATCAAGTTCTTTCTGATCCAATGCCCATTTTGCACGCTGCAAAAGTACACATCTGCAGTTGATTACTTCCGCTGCACTTCCTGATGGATCTCCCGGATACATCAATCCATTGCTGAATTTCTCGTCCAGTGCCCTGACTTCACCATCAACCATCTGATGTGATTCTCTGGTATTGGCATCCATTGTGGCATCCCACTGCTTCACAACATCAGCTCCACGCTCTCTTGCAGCATAACAGGCATCCATCGTGGATTCTTGCTGTATTCTATGCCCTTCCGTTCTTGTGATCCTGACAGCATTGTTGTAACCAGTCTTGGTATATCCAGCCAACTGCTGCGCCATCTGCGAATAGCTCATACCTGTAGCCACACCCCGGCTGATCTGCGCTGTAATCTTCCGCTTCAGAAGATCTACATCCTCACCTAATCGTGAGTACAATCCCTTACTGATCTTACTATTAACCTGTACCGCCCGGACAACTTTTTCCTGATCTATCGGAACGATCAAAGGAATCCCTTCGCCGTGTAATACATACATATTCCCAGTAAATGCCTTGTCATAGCAGTCATTCAAGTACTTATTAACCGTCTTAAATTCCTTTCGGTGCATCTTATCCAGGATACTGTTCACTTGCGCCTTAAGTGCATCCTGATACTGCTTCTGGTACACCTTAGAACGTTCCATGCTCTTTAGCGTTTCCCGTTCCTGTTCATCCTCAATAGAATTATATTTATCCTGTATCTTATAGATTTCTTCCTGAAGAGCATTAGCCTTCTGTGTTATATCTTTTAGAGCTTGATTATATACAGCCTGTAGCCGTCTGATCACACGGTCCTCATCATACAAGAATTCCATCTGAACAATCTTCTCACGGTACTTCATAGCCTATCACCTATTCCTCGATTGTTTCATCGTCTAGATTATTCGGATCATCAGGAATAATAGCACCTAATGCCGTTCTTGCATCCTGTGCTGTACTGCTATCTGCATTCTTCAGCTGTTCTTTCAACTCATCAAAATCCCAGTCCATAACGTCACATAACGCTTTCAGCGTCTGTTCATCACCAATCTGTGCAGCCATATTCAGGATTGTATTGATTCTTACCTGTTGGATATCTGCTTCTGTCTTTTCATTCGCTATATTCTCCGATTCGTTCATCATGATTGACCGCGTGAATTCGAACTTGACATCTGAAATTTTGTAACCGGTTCCATGCATCTGGTTAATTTCATCCAGAATAACCTTCAGAAGCTGTTTCAGCAGACGCTTCAATCTTCTCTCAAGCTTATTCGCTTTCAGATCCAGCAGTGCATATCTACTTTTGATCACTATATTTGTGATATTCCCATCTCCGACCTGTGATGAATTGAATCCCATACCGAACCGATATATGTTCTTTTCATCCTCATCGGCTTTCGCCTTACGTGCCTGATACGGAATGTCAACTGTTCTGACTTCTACGTCCCCTTCCGAATCTGTTCCAACTATCTTCTTGGTTTTCAGGTTCTGTTGCAATTCATCCAGGTTGTCACCCTGGAATCCTTTCACCACATACAGCGGTGTATCAAAATCCTTTAGATTGTTGGATAACCCACATTGCATGATGTCATAATCATCTATCAGGCCCTTGATTGGTTTCAATCCACTAAACTGCTTTTTGTTGTAATCCAATCGCCAGAACGGGATATATCCCAGTGAACACCCCATCTTCTTACCTGTCTTCTGATCAGTAAATACGATGTGTGGTCTTGGATTCACCGGTTCAGATTCATCCTGAACAATCTTTCCATTCAGACCATCCTGAATATAATAAAATGTTTCTGTTTCAGACCATACCTGAATCTTTCGGATTACTTTCTTTCCCTGTTCTATACGGTCCACATAATGATATATAATGTATCGCTTATGATCTGAAGTATCCTTTTCTCTGCACTCTACTACGCCCATGCTGTCTGCACACATAAATGTAAGCCGATCATCGGCATTCTTATATGCGAACAGATACTCGAATCCCTTCGTGTATGATCCTGTGATCACATCGCCAATCTCTGACCAGAACTCATCATCAAAATAGTTATCCAGATGCTCCTGTAACCCTTCCGCCGTATCCTTGGCAACCATTGGGTTTTCATCAAACGAAAGCATATAGGCTGACAGTTGATCCGAAAGCTCAGTAAAGAACGGGTGACTGATCTTAACATTCGACCGCACCTTGTCTTCTATCAGTTTTCCATCTGAATTGTAGTAGAATAATCTATAGTTTCTTATGTCGTGTTCACCTTCGTAGTATCTTTGACCAACACCGGCAAACTTTTTCTTCTCTGATACAATATCATTATCTATAAATTTCTGTATCTCTGATACACTCAGCAACCTTTACACCTTCCTTCTTCGATTAATCAATAGGACTTAACAGGAATCGAACCTGTGACACATGGCTTAAAAGACCACTGCTCTACCACTGAGCTATAAGCCCTGTATTTATCTAAATGACAGTCCTGCCAGCACCATAACCGACCACCAGTTGTGACCGTGAAAGGAGGTTGCATCCGCGACGATGCAAGTTTCTTAACGGAAAAAGATTGAGCCCGCCCTAAGACTCTGAAAACCGCTGGTGCTGTGCACGCCGTCCGTCAATTGTCATTATTCTTTTTACATCAGCCATCTACTAGCCTTACGCCATCCTTCTATTGCATATCTCAGTGCTGCCATTGCATCATCCATAATCGGAACAGGATCATCCAAGTATTCCCCTGTTCTTTCATCCTTCTTCCACTTCCATTGCTGTAACTCCTTGATCGTGTTAACACAATGAGGGGCAACATAGATCTTACGCCTGATAGTATGGTCCTTACCGACCGAGCCTTTCAGCCAATCGATTTGTGCATTTACCGAGCCTTTTGAACCGCCTTTGTCAACACCTCTTGCCCTGTATCCAGCCTTGTTCCACTCCTTGATTCTGTCAGGTTCAGCACTGTCACACCACATTATTTTCTTGGTGGGTATGCCGTGCTGTATGGCTATTGGTATGATCTCAGCGGTTTCTTTCTCATGCTCATATATTTCATCGATGATATAGATATTTTCATCTTTGATACCAACCAGCAATATTGCGTCCGCATGGTTGAACCCAAAGTCTTGTCCAATAGCTACATCATCGTAATTGTTGAGATTTTGTGATACTTCCCGGACTTCCCAGTTGTGAAGAATCAATCCACCAATCTCACCCCATTCTCCAAGACCATAGATCTGATAGCCTTCTGGATCCACAATCTTTCTACGTTCCATTCGTTCACGGTACGCATTATCAATGAACCGATTACCGAGATAGGTCGAATGATGGGTAAGTACATTCGTGTCCGGGATATCAAAAAAGACCTTCTTGATCCAGTGATTCTTATTCACCGGGTTGAAGGTCATTCTGATCTGATAAAATTGATCTGGTGGAAGCTCACCACGCAAACGGTCATCGATAATTTCCAGATCTGCTTGCGTGAATTCTGTAGCTTCTTCCAGCCACACGTCCGTAAGCTTGCCCTTTGGAAATGTAATAGATTTCAACTTCTCACGTTGTCTATCATCATTCATTCCCCTGAATATAATCTGGTTGCCATTATGTCTGCATGTAAGCATTAATGGACTTCTGTTAATCTTCCAATAAGCATCAGCTTTATCCCCAAACATCTTGTACAAAGAACCGGTTAGTTCTGCGAATGTACTGTCTCGATTGGTGATATCAGACTTTCGCATTGCTACAAGGTTTCTTCCTTTGTCTCTCATTAGTCTCAGGATGTAATTCTGCGCTGTATCCACGCTCTTTCCGGATCCGGCAGAACCTTTCATCACGATGTAGCGTTTTTTACTGCGGTCAACCTCTTTAAAGCATGGATTAGCTTGAACATTTATTTTCACAGGCAATCAGCTTCTTTAAAGGCTTTGAAAAGTTTCGGTGACTGAATAGCAATCCAGTCTGTAATCTCCTCGTTCCGTCCCCAGCTTTCGGCACCGCCACTGTTATTCCATAATCCAGACTCGTACAGAAACGCGTGAATAATTTCATGCCTGAGTACCTTCTTCTTGTACTCTTTCAAATTCATTAAAGAGTTTCTACTGGATTCTAACTTCGCAATCCTAATCTGATGAATACTCTGATCCATACATCCATCACAACCCTCTGGAAGTTTTTCATCTGGCACATCAAAATATATCTTATATAACGTTCCTAAAATATTAACTTTCTTCATTGTCATTATCTCCATAATCAATCGTGATGTTCAGGTCCATATCGGCATCAACTTCCAGCTTGTCCTTGAACATTCCAAGATGTTTACCAAGTAACTCCAAAGCTTTCATCTTGTCATTCAAACGAACTTCTCTTTCGACCGATTTTCCCTTTGCTCCGTCCATTGTCTTAACTTTTACAGACTGGATGCACGCCAGATCATCTTCTGTCGCATCTGCTTTTACTGATGCATCTTTGGGATTGATTACATTCTGTGGATTCACAAATGCTATTCGTGCCAGTTCCTGAATCACTCGGTCCTGACTGATGCCGGTTCTCTTCGATCTCTCAGCCATTGCTTTTGCGATATTTTCTTGAATACAAGTTTTCCCAAGTAATTCAGGTCCGATTCTATCTGCTGTTTTTGACGAATACCCCGCTCGGATAGCTGCCTGAGTGGCATTCAAGTCAATTAGATATTCATCACAAAATGTTTTCTGTTTCTTAGTCACTCAGACTCACCTCCTGTTTTTTTGCATTAGAAAAGCACCCCGGAGGGTGCCTCAAATTCATCATTTATTTTCGCTTGCTTCCATCGCTCTTTCTACATAGTCAATTGCCTCTTGACTTAAAGAGCCTAAGAATGGAATCCCTGTAGTATTATTATAATTCGGAAGGAATTTCTCTCTTCTCAATTCTTCACATGCTTCGCAAAACATACTTTTATCCATTCCTACGTCAGCTGGTTTTACATTGTCCAAGTGCTCTCCATTTTTATACGCTCCGTATAGTTCTGCAAGCACGAGTGTTGCTTCATTTGTTAAATCGTTCATTATTAGTCCTCCTTAAAAATCACCTAAAACCTACTCCCATAATATCCCATTTCTCGACATTACGCAACGAAAAAGACACCCGCGTTGCCAGGTGTCTTCTCTCGGTTTTATTAGGTTGTGGGGGAACTGATCGAATGATTTAATATCTGTTCATTAATTCCAGTATAAGGATAACAGACTTACATACTGAACTGCAATGAACTATTCAGGATATTTTAAATGTCCTAATGCCTTACCATGCAATTTGTGGACCCATCTTTCAGAACAATCCATTTTTTCTGCTATTTCCCACCAACGCAATCCTTTTATGTACCGGTAGAACAACACGTCATTCTCATCTTCATTTTTTATTTCCTTAATCTGCTTTTCGATAGAAACATAAGATTCAACGCAACTTTCCTTTTCTGCCCCAAGTTTTTCTACCAACGAATCAATCCTTGCCAGCTCATCAGATAGATCCTTCTGGTTTCCGTTTCCATGCGGCATGCCCGAATAATCAATTGCCTTCACCGATGCAGCTAATTCTTTCAGTTCAATAATTTCATCATCAATACGGTTGATACGTCTTCTACTGGATCTGTATCCTCTCAGATATTCTTTCTTCCGGTTATTCTCATTCTTGATATTGTTTTCTTCCAGTCTCTGCTCCACCGGCATCTACTCCCTTCGTTATGTCTACTCCCATCTTCCGCAAGTAATCCTCCACCGAATAGCTCTGATAAGCTGGTGTATGGAATCTCTCACTTGCCTTCGCATCATGGCTTTCTTCCAGCTCCTTATAGTGTTGCTGATCATCCAGCTTTACCTGTCTTCTGTCTCTTCCTCTGTTCAATCATTTCTCAGCTCCTTCGTCGTTTTGTTTTTATTCATCAACTTCCTGTTCAAGCCAATGTGCTTTACAATCTACGCATACCTCTCTACTTGATACTAGACTACCTTCTTTTCGGCAATATGCTCTTTTATCACCTGCATAATATGGACAATTTATGTTGTAATAAATCATAGCTTCTTCGCTTGCACCACCATCATCAATGCTTACTCGGTTCAAGCGTGATTCCAAACCGTCCAGCAATAGATTTATCATATATTCCCTATTTGTCATTCTGTTTTCTCCTTATACGGTTCCGGCAACGGCATCCAAGCATTCACAAATATTCCATAGCTCGAATAAGATTTTTCATCATCTCCCGGATAGAATGTACCGCCTTCATCATTTTCTTCATAGCGTCCGATCGCTGCCATTGTATAATTTTCAAATGACAACAGGACATATTCATCCGTATCCGTCAGTCTTTCACTTATCGGAATCCATCCACTTTTTCTTTCTACCATTCAAAACACTGTTCTCTCCATCCAAGTACATATTCTAGAAAATACGAACCGTACCCGATGCAATCATCGTTACTGCCTACTTTTCTATACTTAATAGAGTAATATGGTTTTTCTTTTGGCCCGGTCACTACAATGTCAATGCTCTCTACCTTTATCTTCTCATGTGGTTTATTTTCTATCGGCGCATATGTCTTATCCATATTATTCTCCTTTCTTGTACGGAGTCGGCAGGGGCATCCAAGCAATAATTACTTTCGTTGAATACTCATAGATTCCTTCAAAAATACCATTTCCTGCATATCTTAATTCTGTTACTGTACCACTTGAAAATTGCGCTATTACATTCATTGCATTCTCTGGTAATCTCTCACTGCATGGAATCCATTTGCCAGGGACATTTGTGTCCTTAGCATCTTCCCTGTCCTCATAGATCGCCAGTCTATCCACCAGCTCCTGTTTCTTATTCGGGGACCAGTATCCTGTTTTCATACCGCTTTTTCTTTCATGTGTTAATCTTTCCATAATCTCTTAGCTCCTTTCTTCCTATTTTTAGGCATAAAAATACCAACCACCGAATATTGATGGTTGGTAAAAGCTCTAATACGTATAATTCCACGGTTTCTTTTTTATAATTTTAGGTAATTCTTTGTACAAAATCGTATCAATTTCCTTAACGGCATCTCTTATAGTATCCGAATACTCAACTAAAATCGATTCATTAACATATGAGGAGCCAAATACCTTATGAGCAATTTCACCTCTTTCACTTATTATGTCATCCACACCTGCAAATGGATACGTTGATATATCAAATATATCATTAAATCCTATATATTTTGACACATAATTTTTAATATTTGTCATTTTAGGTGTATTTAATCTGCCCATATCTTCTATCACGAGATTTATATAATATCTCTTCCAATTGTCAGCAAAAACAATTGCTTCTAATTCATTTTTCGTAGATGCTGTACGTATATGATTTACAAGTGTCTTTTTTACCTGCTTGGGCAATTCGCTTGGATGATTTAATTCTCTTGCAACAATCCTACAACTTTCCTCTAATACCATTTCGTAATAAACTTCAAACGAAGAGCATAAAAACATAACGGCTGCACGAGTAAAGTGGTCCAAACTTCTTTTCCCTCTTCTTGGATTTCTATGTAGTTCATCCTCATATGCTTGTCGCATCTTATTTACCTGTTCGAAATTTTTAAGAAACTTACCATATGCATTTGATGGCATTTCATATTTCCTCCCGTCATTTGATACAGAAATTATACCATTCCAACCATCAATATTCAATTGTCAAGGTTCGACACCATTCTACATTTCTATCTTCTTTTCTTTCTCCTCCCAGTATTCAACTATATATTCTTTCTTCCCCTTCGCATTCCCTGGAATCGTCCTGTATCCGATCTTAACCGTATGCTTCATGTTTCCAACCACCTCAGTGATCAACTTCTTCTGTTCTTCACTCATGTTTTCCACTTCCTTCCTGACCTGCCATCATCAGACACCGGGCGGTCATTCCCGGTGTGACGGTCATTTCTGACCGTTTCGGCTATTTGCTTTTAACCTTGTTTGATTTCTGTGCTATAATCTTTTCAACAGCTAATAATCGGAGGTCCTTATTATGAGTAATGATAATTTCAAAAAAATGACTGATGTCTATCAAATTCTTTCCAAGCAGCATAAACCCCAATCCCTCGCATTAAGTTATCAACCTATTACTTATGAAAAATCTATCTTCAAACAAATGGCTGATGATGTAAAATCACCTTTCGAAGCGCAACTCGAAACTCTTCAGTCAATTGCTGATAGTGCAGAAAAACAGGCTGAAGCTTCTAAAGAGCAAGCTGAACTTGCAAAGAAAGCTGCTGAGCGTGCCGAAGAAGAAGCTAAATCCGCAAAACGAGAAGCCCTTTTCTCCAAAATTGTTGCTGTGATTTCCATCGTACTTAGCATCGTTGCTATAGTCGTTCAGGCGATTACTTAATTATATGAATAAGCATAGCTATAAAATTTATCACCAAAGCGATTACCGATAAAGCCTCCGCCTGAAGGCTTAGCTTGTGTGCTTCTTTATTCAATTTTTTAGCTTCTTCAATTTTCTTCATCGTTTCCTTATATTCTTTTGAATCCATATCATCACTCCTTTCGTCTCTGCTCGTTTGTGTTTATGTTGCAATTATATGTCTTTTTGTTGCATATGTCAATCCTTATTTTGCAACAATGTTACATTTTTCTATTGAATTATAAATTACACTGTGATATGATGAATCCAGAAACGGAAGGAGGTGCGATAATGAACGAACGCATCAAAGCATTGAGAAAACAACTTGGTTTTACCCAGCAAGACTTCGCTGATAAATTAAATATCAAGCGTGGAGCTGTTGCCAATTACGAAATTGGACGTAATGAACCTATCGATGCGGTTATTTCCCTTATATGTAAAACTTTTCATGTAAATGAGGATTGGTTGCGAAATGGCAATGGAGAAATGTTTGAAGAACTTCCCGAAGAAGATGAAAAGGCTGCGTTTGTATCCAGCCTGTTGGATGCTGACAATGATCCTTTTTATAATATAATCCAGGAGATCATGAGGACATTCGATGAATTATCTCCGAAATCTCAAGAAGTGATCCGGGAATTT